GTAAGATTATTACTACCAAGTGTGATCCCGGAAGTTGAACCAAGATATAACTTTCTTGTTGCCTGCAACCATTTCAGGTAAGCCCCGTAGGTCGTTTTCCATTTCCCTGCCGCATGGTCGTAATANAGCATCTCGCCGGTTGTGTCGGAGCCTGCAATCGAAAGATCACCAGCCTTAACCGTAGGGCGGATAACCTGCGAAAATACACCAGCTGCAAACAGCAAACCGATGCAAATTAATAGTATCTTTTTCATTAATACTCGCGTTTAAGTGTTTCGATCAATGTAGTCACAATCACGGTATCTTTTACCGACAAATTGACATAATAACGTAAGTGCGTTCCGAGTGCCCCGGCTGGATCTTCAAACGATACGACTGTCCTTGTCGCTGTTACCTGTATGCTGTCCATATTTGCATAATCATTCCAGTTTGTACCGTCAACCGTCTGCTGGATTTTAACCCAAACNGTATCATTTGAAGTTACCCCGGCAAATTTTGCAGTTGCGTTCCATGTTGAATTTCGGTAAGTTAAATAAATATAACCGGTATCGCTTGTAATTGTGTCTGATGTAACCAACGTAGCTTTATATTGATCTACGTTTTGTATCTGTGCCATCCCGGCCATTCCGGCCAAAATGAATGCAAAAATTAAAATAATTGTTTTCATATTATCAAGGTGTTAAATTGTTATCTTCTAATTTCATTACTATCCACCAATGATCACCATTTGAGATTACTTGCATGACACCTGTATGCATCTCATTAAACAAATAGCTTTTACTTATAGTTTCATTGTGTATAAAGTAAAGTGAATCGCCGGATTTTAAGCAATATATTGTTAATAAGCTATCGGAAAGAGGCTTTAAGATTTCGTACGGCATTCCCTGACAACTGGATGCATCTGGTAAAGAAATACTATCATTAGATTCCTGTCGGCAAACCCAAACGACATTCATTGTATCATCCAAGGCAATCCCACCCACTAAACTCCCGCTTACAAAATCAATGGAATCGATCCCATGCAAAGTATTTAATTTTGTTCGCACTGAATAACCGCTTTCGCCGTCTGTGATCCATTGTGCCGATGCCCCCAAAGAGATCAGCATTAACAGAAGTGATAAAATGCGTTTCATTATGTGTCCCTCCATTGATCCGTGTCTTTCCAGGCTCCGTTATCATTCCACGTGCCACCCGCTAAAATCCACACATCGTTAATTTTTTTGATTAAATTATATACATTAAATATGATCCTGCTCCCAAGCGGGAAGTCATTTAAGAAAGTATGAGAATTTATAGTTAATGTAGTATCACCAGCCGTTTGAGCAGCATTTAGTTGTACATTTTCATAACAACCGCTATCTGATATTATTTGTACCCAATCGCCGGTTGCCAGAAGTTTGTCCATAATTTGATTAACTGCCATACTTGTCGTAGTGTCCCCGGCTGCAATTGCAGTAGTGAGATAGGTAATTGACATAATCGCAGTCAGGTTCAGTGCCTGCGTTTCCAGGACATCTGCCCGGAAGGAAAGCATACCCTCGGTTAATCCCTTGTCATCCGTCGGATCATCTGATTCAGTTTCCGTAACCGGTTCAACATCCCACGATTTATCGTACCATACTGCCGCTGGATCGTAGTTTCCGGGTGTAAGTGTCAATCCGGTTTGCGGCGACGATGTTGCCAGTTTCATCATCCACCATTGCCCCTTCCATTCATCATGAACAGCATCGAATATAACGCTCAATGGTACCCATACCGTGTCATCTGCAAATATTAGACATTTTTCCCCGGAATATGTCGTAGAAAAAATAGACCCTTCGTAAATATCACATGGAGCTTGTTGCCCTAACAGTATTTCGTCAACTAATAACTGATGTATCTTTTTCTTTGTAGCACTGGATTTGATACCCCATATTGTCGAATTGATTGTAGTGTAACCATCCGAGGTTTTGATCCGTCCCAGCGATAATGTGTTAGGTCCGTCACCTATATATGAATCAGAAAGTTCTATTTTTTTACTCTTATTTCCAGCCGCATTATTTTCAGGCTTGAAATAGATCATACCTTCTGATGCTACCTGGTTAGGATAAATTAATTCAAGTAAATAATTAATACAGGTATATGTAAATGTAATCCCTCCAATCAATACTATTGGCGACGGAGGGCTTTCAAGGTCGTATGTTCCAAGATATTGATGCCGGAATGTTCCGGTTGCATCCCAGGGCGTTGGTATCGGAGTGTTGAATTGCATCACAAACGGCGCGTTATACGAAAGTGTCGGATGTAATCCGCATTTTGACCAAAATGTAACATACCGTGAAGATGACACTTCCCAGGTATATCCCGATGTCCCGTTTGGGCCATTATACAGATACCGTTTCGTGCCGTCATCTTTTGTTATCACAACATCGATCCGATACTTTACTTGAAATGGTTCCTGATATTGTGTCAATGTGTATATTTCGTTTGTAGTGCCGTAGAACTTCATATACTCACCAGCCCCGCCCGCTATGTCGGAAAGCAAATCCACAGCCGTTACATACGATGTTTGATTGGGTAACATATTACGGCCTTCTGGAGACTGCTTATATATATATTTACGCGATACGTAGTACAATGGAGGGTAATATGTATATACACCTCCTTTTAACCGTGTAAATGCACCCGAGGCAATACGGTAATTTTCATAATAATTATACGATTTATATGCACCGGACTTATTATAAGTCCGGGTCATCAGGTAGTTATTGATATATTCATTGGGTTGGATAACCTGAAATACCCCAGCTGCTTGTTTGATGTGACATCCAAACGTAGTCATTATTTCCGCTAACACATCCCAGCATTTTTTAGGCTTGTTACCTTCATCTTCATCATATTCGTAAAATGCCTGATGCGATACGTCTGAGTATTTTAACGGGTCCCAGTTCGCATAAAAATTATGATGATCGTCATACCAATGAACACAGGTTTTTAAAAAGTCATCGGTTGACCCGTATTGATCGGCTATGCCGGTTTTGGTTAAAATTTTACAGATAATTCCTACAAAATCTTCCCGCCCGGTGTATAGCGTTCCAGAATTATCAAAATCAATTTCTTTCAAAGCTCCGATCCCATCCGTGAACGTCATATTAAATATATACGGAAAGTATATATCCTCTTTTTTTGCTTTATCGGTCAATAATTTGCCTGTCCAGATCAACACGCCGCCCTTATATAACTTTACAAAAAAACGCCCTTCAGTTGCCGCTGCTATATCGGTGATTAAATTCTCAATGACCGATCCTTCGACTATACCATAAATTGTAGCTTCGCTGGCAAAAATAGGATCATATCGTTCTTTTCCTGCGACATATTTAAGATCAAATCCCGGCGGTGCGGTTGAGAATACTAAGATTGTAGAGGAGTAGGATGTATCGATAATATCTATTTGAAACGCCCCGCCTTCGATGGAATAAAATGTATTTCTACAACGCACTCCCATTGTTAATATCCTCTCGTTCTTAAACGCGAATCGGATGCCCGTTCGCTGCTAATCAAAATGTCATCACCCCTTAACACTCCATATACCTCGACCGATTGACCGCCTGACATAATTGCCCGTAATTTCGATAATGGACTGATTACCTCCGGGTCTATCCTCGCATTAGGATTGTCTCCTACCATTGCCATCGTTGGTGCATACGCTAACCCTCCTTGAGCCAAAGCAGGCAAAGGTTGTGATGCGATCAAAGCGATCTGAACAGCTGCCAACGCCCCTACGATTGCTGCAAGAATAAAGTTAGCAGGCGGCGCTGATCCGGCTAATGCCATAATCACTGCTAACGCGCCGTTTATAATCGCACTGATTATTGCGACTGTTTTCTGGTCTTTCGCCTGTTCCCGTAACAATTCCTTTCGTTTCTTTTCGGCTGTTTTGTCAAGCTTTTCGAGAGTCTTATTTTTTTGCTCTTCGCTCATTGTTGATCCTCTGATCCGGTTACGCTCTTTGTCATAATATTCATCCATTCAGAAAGCCGCCGCTGGTGACTTGAAGTAACTATTTCAGAGATCATACTCATCGCTGAACTCATAACCTCTAACACTTTCTGAACAGCCGATGTCCANTTATTGGCAAATCCATTTGCNGCCTCNCCGACAAAATCNGCAATAGAATTAAATACATCTTGTGTACGTGTATATATCCCACCGACGGCGGTTGAAATTCCGGCAAATGCCTCTTTGACTTTATCCACATTATTCAGCACAGGATCAATGTCAAGCGCGCCGGGTATCATATTAGTTCCTGGTTTAGTTATCCCGGCGTCTGGTGTTAGGTTTGTTTGTAGCTTTGCCAGTGATGTTGTAATTGGTAACGATGCTATCTTTTTCAATTCCATTCCGACTGATACCAAACCACTCGACATTCCCTTAATGAAAAGGTAAGACTCTTCAAAATGAGATTTTGTTTTGGTTAATTTTTCGTTGGCTTCGTTGATTGAAGAAATGGCAGGCGGGGGAATCATAGGAGGCGGTATTCTATTTAATGCCTTTAATTTCGATTCTGATTCATCAAGTAATTTTTTATATGCTTCAGCTTCATCACTCTTTCCAGTCGTGGCAGCCCTCATATATAACTCATTCGTTATTCTTATTTCATCTTTAAGTAGCTTTATTATTTTTTTTCGCCCGGCAATGTCTGCAAATGTATATTCTTCGACGGCTTTTTTAATCCCCTCGCTTTGTGCTAAATCTTTTTTTCCTTCTTTATTTTTTGTAGTGAAATAATTAATAAGTGCTGCCGTTGCAAGCCCTATTGCAGCCGCTAAAGCTAACCAGGGATTAGCCATCATAACGGCAGTTAATGCGCGAAACATGGGAATAAGTATAGTTATAACTCCCACGATCGACATTATCACCGCCGGTATTTTGGCAATTATAATCAAAAGCGGCCCAATAGCTGCCAGTGTGAGACCTATTCCGACCACCCATTTACGTTGCGTTTCAGTCAATGTGTCCATCCACTCTGCAAGTTTCTTCAACCCATTAACAATCGGTGTAATTGCCTCGACAATAATCTTACCAAATGCCTCCGAAAGNTCTAAAACCTTATTTTTCATTTGCTCCAANGGCCCTAATCCCGCCTTTGCCTGGTTTTTTGCTATCTCAAACCCATCGGCAAAAGCTTTATTTGCGATTGCCGCCTTTTCTGTTTCTGTCTTTGCAGAACGGATCGCGGGTAGATAACGGCCAAGCATTGTATAGACCCCATTTTGAGCCTGTACAACCATTTTTATTGCCGACTGAAGGTCAATCCCAAAAGCCTTACTAAGTCCGATAGCATCCTGGGTCGCCTTTTTTGCGTCAAGTGCCTGCATCGATTCAGCAAGTTGAAGCAACCCGATTGCAGCGTCGTCATCAACTGTCGTAAGATTTTGAATTTCTTGTGTAAATTTCTGGTAGTCTGCCGATACCGCCTGCACATCCTTTCCGTTTGCACGCAAAGCGGCTTCAAGTGATACCAGTGCCTTTTCGGCTTCTCCAAAATTTTTAACGGCTACAAATCCAAGCCCGACAATAGGCAGGGTTAATGACTTTGTAAGTTCATCCCCAGCCCGACCAACTTTGCGGGAGAAAGCATTCATCGCCTTTTCCGCTTTTTTGAGCGAAGTTAGAAGGCCGTCAATATCGCCAAAAATCTTAACTGCCAGCGAAATAGCCATTACTTATTTTTTTCGTACAAATTTTTAATCCGTTCTAATTCTTCAATAGTCATTTGTTCGCTCTTTGGCCTTTCTTCTTTCTCCCAGTCAAATTCGATCAACTCTTTCGGGTTTATCTGCTTTGTTACTTGCGTATTGACAAAAATACAGGTTTGCCATCTGCACCGTTCCCATTCCTGTCGCTCCTTAAGCATTTCCCGGTCAAAATATCCCTTCATTTTCATCGAAAATTCCCTGGGCGTCATTTCCCAGAAGTCATCAGCCGCCATGCTCATATTTCCAAGACCGATTTCCAACAAGTAGTCCCAGGTTATCTCTTTGCTTTCCCCGCTTTTTTTTTGCCCTCTTCAACCGGTGCCTGTGTCTGTGCATAAATGTTCATCATTTCAGCTACCAGGTTAGGATCTTCATCCAGCCAATCGCCTACTTCATCCTTCGATGCCGCAAACTCTTCGTTCATTTTTCTGGCACCGGCTTTTAAAGCACACCATACAAGGATAATCACATGATCGATCGTTAACGTCGCTCCAAGGTTCTGCATATCGGAAAGTTTCAACCCTGTCATGTTGCCAAATTCAGCCAACGTGTTAAATCCAAATTTTACAGGTCTTGAGCGACCCCCTATCGTAATTTCATTTATCATCATGGAATTGATCCGTTTAATGCTAATGCACCTGTCCCTTTGAACGATGCTGAATATGTTACATTACCTTCAGTCGGTGCATCCGCATTTATGCTTGTTAGATAGGCCGTCCCGGAATAATAGTAATCCGAGACGTTCGCTGTCTTGAAGTTTAATGTTACTTGTGTGCGGTTAATAATCAAATTTGTCAGATATGCAAGATTGTATGCTGTGTCCAGCGCTATCAATCCTGATACCTCAATAGTCCATCCCCGGTTTCCCGGTAATGATGTTTCCCATCCCGAACTGTCTTTATTTGACGTGTCACGGAGGTTCATATTAAGCGAGAGTTTGCAACTCTGGCTGTACGCGATCTTGTTTGATGAACTATAAACACAAAGATCGGTTCCATTTAATACCCCTGTGGTTGCTGGCATAGTTGTACGTTTTTAAAAGTTAATCCAGCCCGTGCAACCGTTAGGTATGAGTTGCCTGGGTCAATGCTGCTGTTCCGTCAAATGCTGCGGAATATGCTGTACTTTCCTCGTTTGCGGCGTCAACATCTACGCTTTTAATATAAGCGTACCCATGCCACCACTTGTTTGTTGAAGTGCCGGTCATGAATTTCAGATGTACCTTCGTACGATTTATGACCAGGTTTGTCAGTTCATCCAAGGTATAAGTCGAAGCGTCGAATGCTACAAGTCCCTCGCATGATACGTTCCATGACTTTTTACCTTCTGCAATTGTACCCCACGAAGAGTCATCTTTTGTGAATGTGTCCCGCCCGTCGTGGTTCAGGGTGAGTTTGCAAGACTTTGACCCTGCGATTGCTTCTCCGCTAATATAGACGAGGAAGTTTTTACCGTTTACTACTGTTGCCATTTTGTTTATGTGTTAAGAATTCGTAATTTATATTCTTGAAATTTGATATATTTCCGTAAATCATTATCATAATCATCGGACTCGGTGATGAAAGTAATGCTATCAGCATACACCCCGCCCGCCGTACCCCGATACCCGTCTATAATTGTACGCACATAGTCTCCAAGTGTCGCCGCCGCAGAATAACTTACATCATATATTGACAGCAATACCGTCACGTCATCAACCCAGCTCGTACTCTCTTTAACATCATCCGGATCAGCTCGTAGAATCGCATAAGTGCAATAAGCTCCAGCCGTTGCCTGATTAACAAACGGCGGATAAATTGATACAGTTGAATTTAATAAACTGTACAATAACTTTCCTATCGATCCGGCATTGTAGGTCATAACTTATCGATCCTTTCCTGAATCATTCGTGTCATATCACTTGCTATACCAGCTTCAACCGTTGCCCGCGTTGATTCCCAGGCTCGATCTACAAACGGGTTAGGCGGTTTTTTCATCCGGCTTGTTCCGGCCATAGGGAAATGTTCATACCAGGGGTCCCATCGCCCGGTAAATCGGGGCCTTACCCAAATCGTTGGATATTTCCCCCGGCGGCTCCCAATTATGCCTATTGACGCTTTTAGATACCCGGCGGGATGATTACGGGATGGATATTTTTTACTCTTTCCACCTGTCTTTGATACCGGAGCAAGCTCTCTCATTTTTCGCAGCAATGGTTGTGCATTCCTGCTCAATACCTGCCTAACAATCCTTGTCTGTACATTATCAGCAAGCGACGAAAATGCCTTTTTGATTTGTTCGACATCTTTTGGATCTGCTTGTAGCGTTATCATTAGTATTTCTTTTCGCCCGTTATGTTCAAATACCTACGCCGGTCAACCTCTTCAATAGAGATTATTTGATATACCTGTGAATCCCAGCGAATAGTCATCTTTTCAGTTAATCCCCCTTTATACCGTATCGTAAACATTATCTGACTTGTCGCCGTTGGTTTTTTACCTTCAATTTTTTCCGATCCACTTACCGGCGTTACAGACGCCCAATATGTATATAACAATACGTCACTTTCTACTCGCTCTCCAAATGTATCTACGGCTGTTGTTTGCGAGTAAATCTCAATGCGCCGGTCAAGGTCTCCAATCATTTACTTTAGAATGTAAATAGCCTGTATGGTAACATCAAATATTCCGAGCCTTTCGGAATTTCATTTACCTGTCTGCCAATCACTATATCTTCTCGATTCTCGTACAAATGACCGATAATTAACAACATTGCGGCTTTCAATGCCGCCGGTACTGCCGCCTCGCTTGCATACCCTGCCACAAATCGGATTTTTACGTCATTCGTGTAACCCCGTGAAGACGGCCATGTGTACCCCGATGCCAGCATGATCTTATTAGGTTCGGTTCCAAGATTCAGGGTATAGTATGAAACAGATAGAGTTTGTTCAACCCCCGTTTGATCATAATATTTAACGGATGTAATAGATGTCACAGGCGTTTTTTCAAGCATAAATTCAGTTTCCGAAAAAGACTCAAGTTGAAGCTCCCAGGTTTGAGCTATCAATGCCCGGCGGGTAAATTGTTCAACCATTTCACGGGCTGCCTGAATTAATGTAGTAATCAGGTTATCATCTGTCGATACTTCTACCTTCAAATGTAACTTTGCTTCTGTCGATGAAATAGGTTCCGTTGCCGGGCCAGTGATCAATTTGTAACCCATTATCTACGTTTTTTTACTGGTCTGCCTTTTATTGCTTTTTCGGTTTTCGTCTTTTCCGTCGCCGTTTCTATAATTACGGCTTCTGGGTTTTGTTTCGGCGCCGGTATAATCTTTG